GAGGCCACCGTCCGGTGGGCCAAGACACTGCGCCCGGTCTTCGGCGAGATGGCCAAGCTCGTCGTGCCGTTGACCGAGGCGCTGGTGTCGCTGACCAACCAGATCCTCTCCGGCATGGTCGGTGCCCTACCGGCGATGAAGTCCTCGCTGCAAGCCCTGTTCCCGGTGCTGTCGAAGATCGGCGTGGCGATCGGCGACTTCTTCCGGATGCTGGGCCGGCACCCGGACGAGATCGCCAAGCTGATCACGATCCTCGGTGACCGGCTGGTCGGCGCGATCAAGGCCGTCACCGCGGTCATGGAGTTCGCGATCGTCGCCACGGTGCGCTGGCAGGAAATGATCGACAAACTCACCGCCGGCATCAAGGACTGGGTGGCCAACAACCCAAAGATCCAGCAGTTCCGGGCCGAGGTTGCCAAGGCCGGGGAGGCGCTGAAGACCGGGCTCAGCCCGGCGAACATGCCCACGGGTGTACGGGACCTGCTCACCCAGGTCCGCGACGGCGCCGTTGCGGCGACCGCCGACATCCGCAAGTCCTTCACCCAACTCTGGGCCGTCGTCTCGCCGATCGTGTCGAAGTGGGTCGCCATCTTCCAACAGCACTTCGTGCCGATGTTCCGTCGACTGTGGATAGAGGCGCAGCCGGTACTGACCCAGCTCGGCGCGCTGTTCAAGTCCGTCTTCGAGTTCGTCGCGGCGGTGGTACGCAACGCGGCCAACGGCATCGCGTTCTGGTTCAGCTACATCGACCGGATCGCCACGGGGATCTGGAACCGCTTCGGCAAGCAGATCATGTCCTCGATCGAGGGCGCGCTCAAAGGCGTGCTCAAGATCCTCCAGGGTGCGTTCCAGATCATCCAAGGCATCTTCCAGGTACTGACCGGCATCCTGACCGGCGACTGGTCGAAAGCCTGGACCGGGATCAAGAACATCTTCTTCGGCGCGATGAAGACGATCACCGGCGGGTGGCAGGCTACGGCCAATCTCCTCAAAGGACTGTGGTTCGCCTTCCTCGGCGCGATCCAGACCCAGTTCAGTGGCGCCTGGAACAAGATCGTCAGCGTCGCCAAGTCGGCCTGGAACGGGCTCGTTGCGTTCTTCTCGGGAATCCCGAAGGCCATCCTGCGCTCGCTGGGCAATCTCGGCAATCTGCTCTACGGCGTCGGACAGTCCATTGTGAACGGTCTGGTCAACGGCATCCAGTCGATGTGGTGGAAGGTCACCGACAGGGTACGCGCTCTGATCAACAAGATTCCCGGCCCCGTACGCGACATGCTCGGCATCGGCTCACCGTCCAAGGTGTTCGCCGCGATCGGCCGGGAGCTACCACGCGGCATGGCGCAGGGCATCGCCAAGGACACACCGCTGGTGTCTTCCGCGGTGCAGCGCATGGTCACCGTGCCCACGATGCCGCGCGGCGATCTGGCTGGGCAGATGACGGCCACCGGCGCGCTGACGGCCCTGGTCAAGGTCTTCATCGGCGACAAGGAGCTGCGTGACCTGGTGCGGGTCGAGACCGACTTCCTCGGTGACGTTGCCGCTCGCGAGTTGATGGCCGGACGGAGGTTCACCTGATGGGAACGATCGTCGCCACGGTGCTGCCCAGCGGCGAAGGCGTGGCGCTGGACATCGCGTTCGCCGCCTCCGTCACCGAGGTCCGCGTGCAGCGCCAGGACCCGGGCAAGTTCCCGGTCACCATCCGCTCCGGTGAAGCCCTGGACCTGACCAGCGGCTTGCGTACGGCCTTCGACATGGAGGCGCCGCTGGACGTACCGATCTTCTACACCGCAACGCAGGTCACCCCGGCGGGCGCGGAGACCGCGCTGTCCAACACCATCACCGTGCCCAGCAACGGTTTCAGCTTCCTGATTCACCCGGGCAAACCCACGCTGAGCTGTCGCCTGGCTTCTGTCCAGTCGCTCAACGTCCTGACTCGCGCGGCGCGGATGGGCCTGTTCGATGTGATCGGGCGGGCCACACCCGTCGCCGTCACCGACGTGCGGTCCACCGGCGCCGGCACGCTCGTCCTGACTACCCGGACCTACAACGAGGCTCAGGCCATCCGCAACGTCACCGCGGACGGCGCGGTGCTCCTGCTGCAAACTCCCGGCGCCGCGAACCTGGGCAACCTCTACATCGCCCCGGCCGACGTGACCGAGGAACGGATCAGCCCGCTCTACATGGTCCAGGACCGGCGGTTCACCATCCCGTTCACGATCGTCGATCGCCCGTTCGGCCTGGCGGTCGCCGCCGAAGGCTACCGATGGCTCGATGTCTACAACACCTACGCCACCTGGCAGGTCTTCTTCGAGGCCCTGAACACCTGGGCCGAAGTCCTCAATCAGCCCACCGGCGAGCTGGGCCGGGCGAGCCGGCGTCGGTGGCTGTTCCCGGGGAGGTTACCGCTCCATGACTTCGCCGCCTGAGCCGCCCGAGCTGGTCGGGGTGGATGTCGGATTCGACTTCATCGCCACCGGGTGGACCGATGTGCCGGGTGCGGCCGTCTACGAGCTGCGCCGCGACGGCGACATGGTAGCCGTGCTGCCCCGACGCACGGTCAGCTACCACGACGCCGGCTTGACTTCGGGAACCGAGTACACCTACGACGTACGGGGCAAGACGGTGGCCTCGTACGCCGATGTGACGGCGCTGCAACTGTCCCACTACAGCGAGGTGGTCGCTCAGATCGCGACCTACTCGGTACTCAGCGACGCCAGCCTGGAGCCGCCGCCAAGCCCGCCAGAGACCGCGTGGTCGGCCCCGCTGTCGATCTCCACCTTCACGGTGACGCCGGAGTTCGCGCTGGGCACCATCATCGGACTCCCGCACCGGATCAGCACCAAGGCCACCGTCTACTACGGCGTCGACAATCCGCGTGAGCTGAACGTCATCGACGGCTCGGTCACCGCGTCCGGCTCGGGGCGGGTACGGCGAACCTGCGAGCTGATCGTGGCGCCGGACTCCACAGTGGACGCCCCCGATATCGCCCCGGTCTGGCCGTACGGGTCAAAGATCACCGTCTGGCGAAACATCGTCATCCCGTCCGGGCAGGAGCTGCCCTACGAAGTCTTCTCCGGCCGCATCGACGTGGTGGAGCAGGGATTTGGCGAGGCGGTCCGCATCCGCGCCAGCGACCTGGCCGCCCAGGTGCAGGACGCGCGATTCGAGCAACCCCGCACACCGCCGTTCAACCAGCTCATCACCGACACCATGATCGCCCTGATCCGTGAGGCGGTCGGCGCCACGACCGTGGTCAACGTCGAGTTCGCGTACACCGATCGGGTCAGCGGCAACACCGGCGTATGGGAGAGGGATCGCGGCGAGGCGCTGGATCAGCTCGCCCGCTCCATCGGCGCGGAGTGGTACCACGAGCGCGGCGCCGTCGGGGCCGGCGTGATCTTCACCATCCGCCCGGTGCCGGCGCTGGGTGGCGTGCCCGACTGGCTGATCCAGACCGGACCACAGGGCACCATCGTGCGCGAGGTGTCGTCGCAGGACCGCGAGAGCGTCTACAACGCGGTGATCGCGATCGGCGAGCCGACCGACCAACCCAGCGTGCGCGCGGTGGCCTACGACAACAACCCGGCCTCACCCACTCGGTACAACGGGCCGTTCGGCAACGTACCTCGCTTCTACAGCTCTCCGTTCATCTACACCGTGGCTCAGGCCCAGGCCGCCGCCAACGCGATCCTGGCCAAGGCGATCGGGCTGTCCCGGCAACGCATCGTCGAGACGGTGCCCAACCCGGGCATGCAGATCGGCGACCTCATCGAGCTGATCCTGCCCGACCTCACCCACGAGCAGCACATCGTGGACAGCTACACCCTGCCGCTCGGCCCGGAGGGCGCCATGACGCTCACCAACCGATCCATTGTGGAGGTTGAAGAGGAGGCGACGTGAGGCTCATCGACGCCATCGCCGAATCCAGCCAAGTCTCCGGACGTAACACCACGCTCGTCATGCGGCTGGCCCCGTGTATGAGCTTTACCGCGACCACCGTCACGGTCAACGTGGACGGCACCCTGGTGGCCGCTGCACGGGCCAAGGGGTACAGCCCCGTCGTGGGGGACCAGGTGATCGTCGTCCTCCAAGCCGGCGCCTGGTTGGCCATCGGCGCCGTCCCCATGCTCGGCGTCGGCCCGCGCAACATCGAGAACCACCAGACCCTCGGTGCGAACGCTGGCGTTGGCACGTCCGAAGGGACGGTCCTGAGCGTTGCCTGGGACTTCCTGCCAGGCGACGTGATCAAGGTCGAGATGAACGGGCTGGGCAACTCCAACGGTGACAACCGCCAGCTCACCGTGAACCTGCGCGAGAACGGCGTCGCGCTGGCCACCCGCGTGTTCACCTTCACCACCATCGCGGCGTGGCCGAGCTACCCCTTCTACGCCTCGCGCATCCGGCGTGGCCTGGTGGCCGGCACCTACACCTACACGGTGACGGCGATCATGAACGCCTTCACCGGAAACCTGCTAGCTGGATTCGAGCTGAGTGTCGTCCTCCTCGGCGCCGGCCAGTGAGATCGAGGAGGTGAGCCATGGGCACGACACCGGTCTACGGCTTCCCCTTCCCCGAGCCACCCGACGCCGCGGACGGCCCGTTCGCCCTGGAGACCCTGGCTCGCGCGGTGGAGACCGAGGTCGCCCGGATCTGGACCAACGCCGAAGATGTCGAGTACCTGATGCTCAACCGGCCGATGCTCAAACAGCGGCGCAACGCCGTGTTCAGCGTCAACAACGCGGTCGACACAGTGGTTCCGTTCGACACCACCGATGTCAACACGCTCGGCCCGGTACGGCCGACCGCCTGGTACCTGGTCACCTGGGGAGTCGGCTTCGACCCCAACGCGGCAGGCTTCCGGGCATCCACGTTGCGCATCAACGGCGTCGCCCACCCATGCGGGGCCAGTGATCCGCCACCACTTGCCACCGCCTCCTACATCACGATGTGCAAGGGCCGGATGCTGCTGGTCACCCTCATCCCGTCCGACACGGTGACCGTCAGCGTGTTCCAGAACAGCGGCGGACCGCTCCAGATCCGTTCCGCGCCGACCGCCGATCAGGCGCACCTGACGATCATCCACGTCGCCGGCCCACTGCCGTCAGGCTTTCCGCCCTAGGAGTGTCCACATGGGAGTCACCCCTTTGTTCGCCTGGCCATGGCCGGAGTACACCGACGCGGCGGACGGCTCCACGGTCGTCAAGAACCTGGCGCTGGCCATGGACGCCACTGTCAAACAGCTCCAGAACTTCACTGTCGCGGCCAGCACGCAGGGTCGGGACATGCGGTTCCTGCAACAGACCCGGCGTGCTGTGCAGAGCCTGCCGCACAACGCCACCACGCCGATCACGATGGACACCACCGAGCACAGCAAGCTCCCTGGTCCGTGGACGGCCAAACCCGAGGGCTGGTGGCTGTGCTCCGGCGTGGTGGCCTTCAGCGGCAATGCGACCGGCGGCCGGCAGGTCGTCTACCGGAAGAACGCATCGACGCTCAACCTGCCGTGCACGAACCACAACACCAAGGCCAACGGGACGTTTGCGATCCGTGTGCCCAACCAGGACACCGGCATCTACCTCGTGCCCGCCGACACTCTCGACATCGCCGGGTGGCAGGACTCGGGCGTGGCGCTGAGCAGCGACACCGCAGTGGACAACTGCCCCCGGTTGCTCGCCCTCTACATCTACGGACCAAGGCCATGACCGCGACCACGCCCAACTTCGCCTGGCCGTACCCGGTGCGCGGCGACCCGGCCGACATGTCGCACAACCTCGAACAGCTCGCCCTGGCGGTGGAGGCCAGCCTTCAGGCCATCGAGACCGAGATCACCGCCCAACGGACCCGATGGAACAACCGACACGTGTACTTCGCCCGACGCGTCGCGGCGCTGAGCACTGCCAACAGCGCCTGGACGCCGATCCCGATGGACACCGTGGAGGTCAACACCCTGGGCTCACCCCGGCCAGCCGGGTACTACCTCGTGGCCGGCGGAGCGAGCTGGGCCACCGTGGGCGGCGAGCCCGGCGAGCGCATCGCCGGCATCTTCCACGCCGGCAACTCGATCGGCCAGTCCGGAAGCCCGGCGCCGCTGGCCAGCCAGGTCCACCCCATCGTGCACAACACGCCTGCCCGGATCGTCTTCCTCAACCCGGCCGACACCATCGACCTCCGCGTGTGGCAGTCGTCTGGAGCCCCGCTCGCGCTCAACGTCGCCGCCGCCTACCAGGCCCACTTGACGATCCTGCACTGCTGGGGATCGTGGACCTGACCACCCCACCCGCCCCGGCCAGGCAGCCTCCGCCTGCGCCGGGGCATTCTCGGCATGTCTGGGAGCTGAACCTCTAGGGGGCATTCATGCTCGGCAGTAACGACTCTCCGCTGGGTTGGTCGTCGTTCGACTATGCGCCACCGGGTCGTGGAGGTATGCCACCGTCGCGCAGTGGTAGTGGCCTTCTCTCTAGCGGACCCAGGGGATAACTCGTCGGGTCGGACGACATCCAGGCGTCGGAAAAGGCCACGCCTGGTAGCACCAATGCGGGCATGTATTGAAAACAGTCGTCATCGACGCCAACATAGGCGGCGCAGATTTCTTGGCGCCACGCCTCACGCTGGGACACCCAACTGAGAGGACGACCAACCGCAACCTTGGGAATGCTGACCACCATGAGATTACTTCCCACACCCCTGTCCGACCTGGCCCGGTCCCGTATCCGATCGCCGAGAACCGCTGCGATATCAAGAGGATGAGCGGAGGTGCGACTGATCTCCCGCAGGGTTGTCTCCACGCTGGATTTCTCCGCACGTCTGAGGCGGCGACCGGCTGAAAAAACTGAGACCTCCTCCGGCGGCGTGTTGAGCTTCCTAATAGTGAGCCGATCCCCGGCCGCCGTTGGCCGACCCTGGTCGTCGTAGTTGAAGTTCGCGATCTCAACGGCGATCGGACGTGCCCCTTCTGGTGGTGTTAGCCAACCCGCAACGAGAAAAGCTTGGCGTCGGTCCTTCCTATCGACTCCCATAAGCGCGTTCGTTGCGCGGGCGGCAAGAGTCCTGAAATAGTCCTCCGGCGCCACCCCAGCGAGAGCCTCAACGACCCACCGATCAGTTGGGGTTCCTTCGATATCTACTAAGCCGGTATAGCCGAGAACCCACTGGTTGTTCAGAACCACCGCCTTATTCTCGATCTCGGAGCCGATTTTAGTTGGATTGGTAGCCCTGCGGTCGGACACCATAACAACCTGATCGACCGCAACTGCGCAAATGATCATCGTCATTGCAGCGCTCCGGTCCCTTGTGCATACCGGTACGTCCAAGCCGGACCGACCTCGTACCCGCTCGGCTCCCGCACGTAGACGTGCTCCCGGCCGGGCTCGGCCTCGGTGCTGGCGCCGATGTACGCGCCGTTCTGGCGCAGGGTCAGCAGTGGTGGCGGACAACCATCCGTCCCGGTCTCGACATCGCGAATCGCCCCATCCGCTGGACCACCAAGCAGCTCGACTTCGACCACAGCCATGCCGGGTAGGGTACGCGGATCAGTCGACTCTGCCCGAACCCGCAGGTCAACGCCATGATCGCGTACAGTCGTACGATGGAGCTAGACGACGAGCTGGCCGGCGCGGTCCAGGACCGGCCGCACTGGCGGATCGACGGCCGCGCGGCGATCTACGCTCCGCCCGACACGACATTGACCGTGCGCGTGCAACCGATGACACAGCCGACCCGTTCGACGCGGTACGTAGCATCCGTCGTTCGCGGTGATCGAGCGGAGTACAGCCGGCCTACTGGCACAGCCATCGAAGCGATCAGATGGGCCGAGCGTGTGAAGCTCGACTGAACCAGGAGCGATAATTCACGGCGGTGGCGGGGCCTGCTCGCGGCGGTTGCCGCGATGTCGCGGCGTGCGCGCGGTAGGGCGGTAGACGATCAGGGAGCGGTCGCAGGGAGGCTTAACTGCGGCCGCTCCCTCCCAGTCCGGCAGGGCCTGAAATGGCCACCCGCGCGGCGGGCGCATGATTGCTACCGTCCGAGGATGAACATCCTCAATAGGCAGAGCGCGCGAGCCCGCAGGGCAGGGTCACGCGACCAGAGGTAGATACCCGCCAGGACCATGATTCCGACGAGAGTTACCAACGCAAGCCAGGGGCCAGGCATGATGGAGCGGATCCTTCCGCGGGATGAGGTGGACGCGGGCGCCTCGCTTGACGGGGCTTGTTAGTCCGTGGCGCTTACGATAATCATGCGGGGTGTTGGGCGTGCGTTGACGGATCCCTACGATTGGTTACCTGGTGGAAACGATTCCTGACAGTGGTTGACAGAGATCGGTAGTTGTAGTTCACATGACAGAGGATTCCTCGATGCCGGCCCATCGGGCCGAAGACGATGCGCTCGAAGTGCTGAGGCACAAGATCGAACGCCTTCATGTTCACAACGGGGAGCCCAGCACGCGGGTGATCTCGGGACGTACCGGTCGTGCGATTAGCCACACGACTGTGCACAACGTCTTGCGCTGCGCAACGCTCCCCACCTGGGGTCAGTTGGAGCTAGTCGTGGAGCAGCTAGGCGGCGACGTCGAGGAGTTTCGAAACCTTTGGATTGACGCGCGTGACGCGAAACGCGGAATTACCCAAGAACTGGAAATATCAAAACCGACGGATGGAACGCCACCAGCGTCCGACAATTTGGTTATCGACTCGGCCCCACATGGGCGGGATAGCCGGGACCCAAAGACTGAGATACTAGGTGATTTGCTTCTTGGATTCGTAGATAAGTTGGAGCGAGTTGGAGTCGGCTCATCTGAACCGATTTTGACCGGACACGTTGATTTGGACCGTCTGTTGAATGGGCTTGAACCAGGGCAGTTAATCATCATTGCTGGCCGACCGGCCATTGGAAAATCGATGCTAGCGCTCGGTATCGGCCGTAATGCTGCCATTAGACAAACGCTACCGACTTTGTTCATTTCTACTCGTGCAACGAAGAATGAGATTCTCGTACGAATCTTTTCGGCTGAGGCGCGTATCCCCCTACACGTGCTTCGTGCGGCTCGTCTGTCTGACGATGATTGGACGAAGCTGGCCCGACGAATGGGCGAGATCAATGAGGCACCCTTATTCATCAACGACGACTATGCGCCGAGCATGGACACTGTTGCTACGGAAGCTCGTGAAGCGTCGCGAGAGCACGGCATTCAACTGCTCATCGTTGATAGCGTGCAGCAGCTAATGGAACAGGGCGAGAGCCCGAATAACCGACCAACAGAGCGTGACATATCTCGGTTCTTTAAGTTGCTGGCGCTTGAGCTTCGAATCCCCGTCGTCCTAGTTAGTGGCGTCCAACACGGGTTGGATAACAAAGGAACGTTCCATCCGAAGGTGCCGGAACTTGAAGACCTCAAGGGAATGGATGATGACGCTGACGTTGTCATCTTCGTTCATAGGGACGACTACTACGATGTTGAGTCACCACGAGCAGGGGAGGCGGATTTGATCGTGGCGAGACACCGGGATGGGCCAACAGATATCGTGATCGTCGCCGCTCAGCTCCACCTCTCGCGATTTGTGGATATGGCCGTCGTTTACCAGCCTTAACCGACCGATTCTGTATGCCGTCGTCCCGTGCCTCCGGTGGAAGGGCCGGCGCCTGGGGGCGCCACAGCCCACGGGCGGCCTCAGCGCTTCGACGCGGAAGGGCTTCTGATCTCAGGTGCCGCAGATGAGGATGACGCAGACAGTGCCGTCGGCGTGCTCCGAAGCCCAGCAAGATCTTTTCGCTCCACACTCCACGCCGAGCGGACGTATCAACAGCCTGTTGCACGATAGTTGCACGAGGCCCGTGCAAGATCTCCTCGCACGGGCCTTGAGCTGCGGAAACATGTGTGGGCGATACTGGGATCGAATCAGTGAACGAGATCATCTCCTAGGCGATAGCTACCTGCGGAAACGTCGGGGTACCTGCGTATATTGATCGTCTTCCATGTTGACACTAGTGTCACGGAGGGACAGGAAGTACCATCCCCTGTTGCACGTTGTCGCACGGAGCCCCATCGAAGGAGATCCCTCGCCCATGGCCACCCGCCGTCCGCAACGCCGTTCGTTCGGCGCGGTCCGCAAGCTCCCCTCGGGTCGCTACCAGGCCAGCTACATCACCGGCCCGGAGCGCACCCGCACGGCCGCGCCAACCACGTTCCTGACTGTCGCGGATGCGGAGGCATGGCTGGCGGTGCGCCAGGCCGAGCACATCACCGGCAAGCCGATCGACCCATCCCCGCCCCCGACGCTGACCTTCGGCGCCTACGCGGCGGCGTGGCTGAAGGCGCGGAAGCTGGCCCCGCGCACCCGTTCCGACTACCGCAGCCTGTTGGACAACCACATCCTGCCCACGTTCGGCGAGCGCGACATTGTGATCACCCCGGCCGAGGTGCGGGCGTGGTACGCCGAGCTGGCTCCGGGCACGCCGACGTTGCGGGCGCATGCCTACGGGTTGCTGAAGGCGATCTATGCGACCGCGGTGGACGACGACGTGATCCCGACCGCCAACCCGTGCCGGATCAAGGGCGCCGGGACCACCAAGCGGGTCGTGAAGATCGAGCCCGCCACGATCGACGAGCTAGCCGTCATCGTCGAGTCGGTGCCGCGCAAGTACCGGTTGATGGTGCTGCTCGCCGCGTGGTGCCAACTGCGCTTCGGCGAGCTGACCGAACTACGCCGCAAGGATGTGGACGTGCGCAAGGGGGTCCTGCACGTCCGCCGCGGAGTGACCCACCCGGATGGGCAGTGCGTCATCGGCCCGCCCAAGAGCGAGGCCGGTGTGCGCCCCGTGGCGATCCCACCGCACCTGCTGCCCACGGTGAAAGAACACCTGGAGGACTTCACCGGCTCGGCGAAGGAGTCGCTGTTGTTCTCGCCCACCCAGGGCGGCTGCCACATGCTGCCTGCCTCGCTGTACCGGGTCTACTACCCGGCGCGGGAGAAGGCTGGCCGGGACGACCTACGCTTCCACGACCTGCGGCACTCCGGCGCGGTACTCGCCGCACAGTCCGGCGCCACTCTCGCCGAGCTGATGGGCCGCCTCGGACACTCCACTGTGGATGCCGCGATGCGGTACCAGCACATCGCCGCCGGTCGGGACGCGGAGATCGCCAAGCGGCTGAGCCAACTGGTCGAGCCGGCCAACGTCGTCGACATCACCACGGCGAAGCGGCGCCGGACCGGATAAGCGTCGGTCTTGTGGACCTCCACCGCCAGCGGCTAGCGTCCGCCTGGTCGGGAGGGAGGCGACCCGATGCCCACCACGGCACGAGCATCGCGTAGGCGGTTGATCGACCTGCACCAGGCGGCCGACCAGCTCGGCATCAGCCCGCGCTCGGTTCGCCGCAAGATCAGCGCCGGTGCGCTGACCGGCTACCGGCTTGGTCCCCGATCGCTTCGGGTCGACGCGGATGAGGTCGAGGCGCTGATCGAGGCGAGCCGCCTGCCTACCGTGCGGACGGTGAAAATCCGCAACGCCAAGTCCGCGCGATACGACACGGGGCGTCGCGGCAACATACGCAGTAGGTAACAACTCACTTATCGATCTTGGCAGATATGTCAGACATGGGTCTGAGCAGGACGTGCGGTGGTCAACACGCGTGGCTAGGGTGACCTTCATGGGCATCGACGCCGAGACGGAGATCCGCGGTGACGATGCCGGGCCTGACCCTGGAGCAGGCTAGCCGCCTGCACGCCGCGTCCAACCCGCTGCCGTTATCGACGATCACCCGCGGCGAGGCTAACGCGGTGCGCAGCCTGAGCGCTGCGACCGTGACGACATGGGCAATGTCAGCGCTCGGTACTTGTGGGGGATGGATCAATTCCAGTCGATCTGGATACGGTCCGCGACGGATACATGCGCATTGGCGCACTCAATGACCTCCTTCCGTTGTTATCAAACCGTTACCGGGCGAAGGATTGACGGAATGTAACGGCGATGCTCAATGGCCTACCGGGAAGGCGTTTGTGCAGGTCAGCTAGCTGATCACGAGGCGCTGGCTGGCGCTGACCACTGTGGACTCATACCCGGCGGTGTCTGTCCATGTCTGCCCATGTCTACTCACGTTTAGTTACGGGTTTCTATGAGATCACGCTGGGTGGTTTGGCTCCTCTCGTGCCTGTGGATAACTTGTGGACTCTTCGTGTTTTCCCTGGTCCAGCTCCTCGACGGTGATGAAGGAGAGCGCATCGTGTCCCGGATGATGGAGGCGGCGGTGATCTCATCGCGTTCGGACGGACCCGGGAGATCGACGCGCTTCTACACCCGCCGGCAGGCTGCGGAGCGCTACGGCGTACACGAGCGGACGATCGATCGGTGGCGCAAGCAGGGGCTGCTCAGCTTCACCACGATCGGCGCGGGGGTGCTGGTTCGCTTTACTGACCAGCACTTTGCGGACTTCGAGGCCCGCACGACCGAGGCGCAGCGCCGCGCGGACGACGAGGCGCAGCGCATCGAACTTCTCCGGTCACAGCGGAAGCAACGGCGCGGCCGGGGTTCCGACTCATGACTGGCGAGTTGGTCCACGAGACTGTCGAACTTGATGCCAACGGGGCAGATCTCGTCGACCAGCTCGCGCAGGCTCGCGCCGCGATCAAGGGCTGGCAGGAAATCGAGCGCAAGTGCGCCGGCCAGCTCGCCAACCTCGCGGGCGAGGGCAAGTACCTCAATGTGCTCGGCCAGCGTCGGGTGATCGTCATCCGGAATCGGCCCAACCGCTTCAACTCCAGCAAGTTCAAGAACGACCACCCGGACCTCTACACGGCCTACGTGGAGCCGGCCGAGCAAGAGGTGGTATCGGTGCGCCTGGCGGCGGATTGAGGTCGCCATGGCAGCACTGCGTATGGCTCCCAACGCTGGGCCGTTCCCCGAGACACTGACCCGTCACGGTCGCATTCGGGTGCTCGTCCGCCTGGCCCGCGACATCGCCTGGAACATCGGTGTGATCGTGGCCGTCCCGATCGTGCTGGTGGGCCTGACCGGGCTAGCGGTATGGGTTTGGCGCCTGCCATGACCCAGGCGGTGCCGTGGACGACGGCAGGCCCACCAGCACCCGACGCGCCGAGCGACCCGGATGCCGATCTATTGCGCGGCCGGTACAACGGCCTGATCGCCCTCGGCGCCGCCGGCTCGCCGCGCTCCACGCAAGTCTCCATCGGGTCGTCCGAGGTGGGCTACCCGTGCGATCGGCGGATCGCCTATCGGCTGGCTGGCACCCCAGCCGTGAACCACCGTGATCCGGTCCGCACGCTGGTCGGCCTCGGGCTCCACCTCGTACTGCGCGACCTGTTCGGCCGGCTCGGCGGTGGCGTTGCCGGCTGGTTCCTCACCGACGCGGCCGTGGCGCACGGCACCGTCCCCGGCACGCTCGATCTCTACGACCGTCCAATGCGGACAGTGGTCGACTGGAAGAGTACGACCAAGGCCAAGCTGCCCCAGCTCCGCCGCGACGGACCGCCGATGGTCTCCGTCGTGCAGCTCCAGCTCTACGCCCGCGGTCTGGTCGCGCTCGGCGAGGACCCGCGGTTCGTCGCGTTGCATTACATCCCGATCGACGGCGAGCTGGGCGACTCGTGGCTATGGCGCGGCGTGGTGGACCTGCGCGTGGCCGACGAGGCGGTGAGTCGGGTCGAGACGCTGCGGGGGCGAGATCCCGCGACGGTGCCCTGCATGCCGGACCGGCTCTGCCCGTGGTGCCACCACTACAACCCCAACTCCACTGATCTGTCGCGCAGTTGCCCCGGCAACGCGAAGGGAGGCCCCCGATGACCAGACCGTGGGGCAGCGCCGGGCCGGTCGGCTTCGACTGGGCCGGACACGTCGGCGCTCTCGCATTCATCATCGTCGGGGGCGTGCATCCGCCCCGGCAGTCGCAGTGGGGTGTCCGGGCCTGCGCCCGATGCACGCTGGTGATCCTCGATGGCCCGGTCGGCGGCGGCACGATCGCCTCCGCGATCGGCGAGGAGCACACCGCGGTCGTCCTCTACGGCTCCAGGCTGGTGCCCCGGTTGAAGGGCTGCGTCGGTCAGACGCTGCTGCACCGCCTCGCCCACGGCCCAGGGCAGGGCGCCAACCCGAGCAAGGAGCTGGCCGACCCGACGCCCGCCGACGAGCAGATCGCCGCCGGCTGGGTGAACTACTACCCGGGACGGCTGGACCAGCTCGTGGCCGAGGCAATCAACGACTTCCGGGTGACCGAGGCGGGACTGCTGGCCCAGGACCGCCAGGCCGGTGGTCCGCCCCAGGGCTGGGGTGGCAACAACTACCAGCAGCAGCCGGTGCAGCAATACGCACCAGCCGGTCAGCCTGCCCAGTACGCGCCGCCGGCCCAGCCTCCACCGCCACCGGCGCAGCCCCCGCCGGCCCAACAGACATGGCCCACGCAGCAGCCGGCTCAGCCCGCCGGGCCACCACCGGTCCCCCCTCCCCAGCCGACCGCGCAGCCCGCCGAGAGGCCGCCGTGGCGGCCCTGAGACGACGTGTGCTCGGCGAGCCAGGCGACATCAGCGACTGCCCGTTCTGACGGGTGGAGGTGCCCGCGTGGAGCTGGACGCATTTCTGTCCATGTTGGACGGTGTGAGATACCAGCCGTCCGGCATCTCTGCGCGCTGCCCGAGCCACGCCGATCAGGTACAGAGCTTGTCCGTCAACACTGGCCGTGACGGCGGGATCGTGATCAAGTGCCACGCCGGGTGCCCGTCCGAAATGGTGGTTGGTGCACTGGGGCTCAGCTTGGGCGACCTGGCGGGGGTTCCCCACGTGGTGGCGACCTACGACTACCACGACGAGACGGGCGCGCTGGCCTATCAGGTACAGCGCTGGGTCAACCCGAAGACGTTCCGCTGTGTGCCCGGCCTGCCTCCGCCGGCCCGCCGGGTGCTCTACCAACTCGACGCGGTGAGCTGGGCGCGCGAGCACGATCGGGCGCTCTATGTGGTGGAGGGCGAGAAGGACTGCGACCGGCTGGCCCAGCTCGGTGTACCGGCCACCACGAACGTCGGCGGGGCCGGGAGCTGGCTGGACCACTACGCCGACCAGCTCGCCGGCTGTCACGTGCTGGTGGTGGCGGACAACGACGCGCCGGGAAGGGCGCACGCACGGGCTGTGGCCACGTCAGTGGCCCGAACAGCGCTGACCGTACAAGTCGCCCAGCCCCGCTACGGCAACGATGTCAGCGACCTACTGGATGCCGGCTGGCGGATCGACATGCTCGACCCGCTCCCCGAGGACGACGAGCTGGGCGCCATCCGCGCGGCCAACGTCCGGGTGCGTCCGGTGCTCTGGGCTTGGGACGGGGTAATCCCGCTGGGGAAGGTCACCATCATCGAGGGCGACCCCGGTGACGGTAAGTCCATCCTGAGCGTGGATCTCGTCGGGCGGTGGACCAGCGGGCTGGCCGACGTGACCATGCCGGACGGCTCGCCGCGCAAAGAGATCTACAACGCGGTCATGATCACCGGTGAGGACGACCCGGAGGACACCATCGTGCCCCGCCTGATGGCGGCGCGGGCGGACCTCGGCCGGGTGGAGATCATCAACCGGGGCAGCCATCCGGACCGGCCGTTCGACCTGTCGCTGGACGTGCCGGCGCTCTACCGCAAGATAGTGGCCTTCGACGCGAAGATCGTCTTTCTCGATCCGCTGATGGCCTTCGTCGGCGAGAAGACGGACTCGCACAACGACGCCAGCGTGCGCCGCGCGCTCTACCCGTTGTACCGGCTGGCCCGCGACACCGGAGCCGCGGTGCTCACCGTCCGACACCTCAACAAGGGCACTGGTCGAGCGATCTACCGGGGCGGCGGGAGCATCGCCTTCATCGGCGCCGCCCGGTGCGCCTACGCCATCGGCCGCGACCCTGACGACCGGCGTCGTCGGATCATGGCCTGCGTCAAGATGAACATCGCCCCGGAGCCCCCGAGCCTGGCCTACACCGTCGACAACGGGCCGAACGGTCCCTACCTGATCTGGCACGGACCGGTCGACCTGGACGCCCAAGGCGTGCTCGACGGCGACTCCCGCGCCGACCGCCAGGACGCGGTGGAATTCCTCAACACGGTGGTGCAGAACGGCACCCCGATGGCGTGGAAGGAAATCGTTGCCCAGGGTCGTAAGGAAGGCTATTCCGAAATCACTCTGCGGCGCATTCGACCGAAGTCCAGGTTGGTAAAGGTCGTCGGTTCCGAGGGGCGTCGGTCGACCTGCTGGGGCTACTCCGAGCACCTGCTGGCCGGTGACGGCGCGTCACCTCCATCGGTCCCATCTGCTCCATCTGATCGCTTGCTCACTGACAGACGAGATGAGCGTACGGAGCAGTTGGACCCGGCGAAACTGGCGGCTGGTGACAAAGAGTCACTGGATGTTGATCGTGACGACGAGCTGCGCGCACTGCCCGACCAATGCCAGATATGCGGGTCGGCGGATGCCGTCAAATGGTTCCGGCCGTACTGGGTCGTTCGCTGCAAGACGCACAACCCGCTCACCTATCAAGGGGAGGGGAAATGACCGCCACGAAGGCCAAGGAATACGTCGACCTCATTCCGCTGGCCGAGCCCCGCAAGTGCGACAAGTGCGGGGAGCCGACGCTGTGGGCCGCCCCCCGACAGACCAAGAACGGACGCTGCCTACCTTGCCACCCGGGCTACTGGCGCGAGGCGAGCGAGGCCCAGGTGCTCGACGCCATCTTCGCGCTGGTCGACGCGTTCGGCCCCGTGGAGATCCACGAGCCGAACCCGGACGCCGGCTACATCGACGCCGACGCGTTCCAGCCGCAGGCCGTGATGATCACCGTCACCATGCGCTGGGCCACCGACATCTACTACTACGGCGAGGACCAGGCGCCGGCCCAGCGGTTCGTGATGGAGCTGGCCGACCCCAACCTCGGGCCGTGCGCGCGGTGCTTCAGGACCATCGTCCGGTACGGACCGCGGGCTCGGAGCCACTGCCTGGCCTGCCACCGCCACCTGGAGCGCGAGCGCTCGGGCGAGTCCGTCGCGGACGAGTTCGCTGAGCTGGTGAAGAGGGCCGGGCTATGAACAACACCGTGATCCTGCAAGGCCGTGGCCCGCAGAGCATCAACGCGATGACCGTTCGCCGGTACCTCGGCCGCGACGAGTGGCGACGCCCGCTGATGTTCGGCAACGACGGCTGGGCGTTCGCCCGCAAGGACGGCACCGGCTCGGTCATCGTCACCGTAGCCCCGCACGACGAGCACGACTGGGTACACGCCTCGATCGCCTGGGCCGACCACATGCCCAGCTACGACGACCTGGTGATGCTGCACCGCGCGGTGTTCAACAACGGTTGGGCGTACCTCCTCTTCCCACCCCCCGAGGAGCACGTCAACATCCACAACAACGCCCTGCACCTGTACGGGCGGCTCGACGGCAAGCCGGTCACTCCCGACTTCACCGGCATCGTCGATGGAAAGAGGTCGATATGACCACGCTCACCCACGAGATCGTCCTGGAGACCTTGGACTGCGGGCTCGTCTCCGAGCGTGACCAGCACGACGCGACCAAACGCAGCGTCAGCGCACTCAAGGGTGAGAACACCAAGCTGCGCAGAGTCCACAAGGGAGTCTGCCCGCACTGCAACCGCACGTTCGCCAACGTGGCTCGGCACATGGCCAGCCAGCACCCGGAGGTGATCAAGTGATCGCTCGACGGATGCCCGAGGAGCCGATCGTGGTGGTGGGCGACAGGTTGCGGATGCCGTACACGCCATTCGAGGTCGTGGTGCTGGAGGTCGCCTGGGCCACGTGTGGCCACCAAGTCTTCCGTTTCCGCGACCCGGTGGTGCACATCGACTGCTGGGCACACGCGATCGACTTCACCGACCCCGGGCCGATGCCCAAGGAACCGTACGCCACCTGAAGGTCCGCCCCTGACGGGAGAACAACCATGACGCTTACCAGAGAGACCTACGTGTTGGCCCGAGGCATCTCGGACCGACCGGTGTGCCAACACAAGTGCGTCACCGGCACGACCCAGCCGAGCTGCGGAGTCGACGTGAGCAACTGGTCGTGCCAGTACACGAACCAGCGCTTCGATGTCATCCTCTGCCGCCGGGCCGCGTGCCGGGCCTGAACGAGGAGACCTGATGGCCAAGGCGTACGGCATCGTCGCGGTGCTGATCGGTGGGCCTTATGACGGCCTGGAGACGCGGCTGCCCGACGCCCGCTGGCTGTACGTACCGACCCGGCAGGGACCGCGGGTGGTACTTCTGCCCGCCGGTGAGCCCGAGGTCTCCCGATGGGTGTCCGCGTTCGTCGAGCGCGAGGTCTACGAGCAGGCGTCCTACCGCGATCGGCCCTTGGTCGACGAGCAGGGTCGCGTGCACTACCGATACCGGGGGCGAAGCTGATGGCCCACCTCGGCGTGGTCGATGCAATCGCGAGCTGCCTGCGCGCCCAGCTCGGCAACGGCACGCGTCGAACGTGGAGCGACCACGAGGAGGACGAGGTGACGGTGGAGACCCTGGCCCAGCTCGTTGTGACCTGCCTGGCCGCCGGCGGCTGGGTGATCATCCGCCGGGCCGACCTGTACCCCCCGGACGTGATGGTGCTGCCGCAACGGGGCCAGCCACCCAAGCGGCGCCGGGTACGGAGGTCGCGCGATGAGCGTTAAGACGGTCTACCTCGTGGTGAGTGCAACCGGCGAGGTCCGGGTGAACAGCCGACCGCGCATCCGCGAGGGCGAGGTGGCGTTCCCGATCAAGCTGCACTTCCCGGACGGCTGGGGACGCATCCAGGCCCAGGCCATCGACATCACGGTGCCCGACCCACCGACCGTGCTCGATACGGAGGTGCGCGATGAGCGCGAACAGCCGTAAGGGCTACGCGGGCGAGGCACCGGTGCGCAACCTGATTGCTCTCTACGCGTCCACTGTGTACCGACCACGAGCCGGCACGCACAACGACGTGGGCGACCTGGGCGGCATCCCGTTCGTGGTGAGCTGCAAGAACCAGCGCGAGTACCGGCTCGGTGTCTGGGTCGACGAGCTGGACGAGATGGTTCGGCGCACCGAGTTCAACGCCGGTGTCGTCTGGCACAAGCGGCCCGGCAAGGGCCACCCCCGCGACTGGTACGTCACCACGAGCGGCGGGTTGTACCTGCCCTTCATGACCGCGTACCTGGAGAAGTGGGAGCGCGAGCATGGCTGAGCCCGAAACCGATCCGCCCCGGGGCCAACCCGATCTGTACTGGGGCCGGTGGAGCAACGAGGCCGGCGAGGAGTGGGTGCGCGACCGTGGCGGCACCTGGCGTCGAGTCACCACAGAACGGTTCCCCGAGCACGAGGACGTGATCGCCGAGCGGTACTCCACCGGGGAGGCCGACGATGGGTAGCTACCTGTGCTGGGGAGCGCACTGCAACAACGAGGTGGTCGCGCCCCGGACGATCTGCCAGACGTGCTGGGACCACCGCGCGCTGCACCGCGACACGCTACCCGAGCTGTGGGTGCGGGCACACACGCTCCTGCCGCCATCAGCCCCGCCGATCGACCTGACCCGCGTCGGTGGCCGACGCAGCAGCAGCGCCCCGCCGATGCGACTGGCCGTCTACGCCGCGATCGAACAAGTTCTTACCGGCGTCGTCGGCTGGGCGCTCTGGGTACGCCAGCTCGCCGACCATCCACCGTTGCCGGGCCTGGCCACCGTCCGGGCGTCGTTCCTGTTCCAGCGGGCCATCGACTCGCTGAAGCTGTGGGACCAGGTACTGGCCGATAGCGCCCTGAGACTGGACTACTGCGACGGGCTCTACCGGATGCACCGGGCGCTGGTGGAGGTCTGCGGCGAGGCCCGCGACGCCCGGATCGAGCGGCCGTGCCCCGAATGCCGATCGATGACCATCATCTCCAGAGCCGGCGCAGACTACTTCGCCTGCCTGACATGCGGCGCGCGATGGAGCTACCCCCAGTTCGTCGCGCTGACGGTCGACGACCAGCAGACCACGACGACCTCGTTGGACTACCGGGCGGTCGACGCGAAGTACGCCGAGCCGGGCAACGTGCCAGCGGTCGACCGGCAGACCCTGACCCCAGAGCCCGAGCCAGCCGTGGTGCTGATGGCCCGGGTGCGTCGCGAGCTGGCCGCTGCCAACGGCCACAGCCGGCGGAGAGGCAGGCGACGGTGAGCAACCTGATCCCGGAGCCGATGACCCAGGACGAGCTGGCCGATGTCTTGGAGGACATGCGTTCGCGTGTCGAGATCGGCGACTCCTGGGAGGGGCACATCGAGTACCTGATGGCCGACCCCGACGACACGACCGTGCCGGACGGAACGTACGCGCTGGTGCGTGGCACCTATCGCATCGGCAACCGCGACGGCGGGCAGGGCGGCATGCGAATGATCGGCACCGTCCCACTCTCCATCGTGGACACTCCACCGCTGTAGACAGGGGGGCCTGTGAGCCACGCGAGTCGACTCCGCAAGCGGAGAAAGTTGGCCGCACGTAGGGCTCGCGGGCCGTACCGACCCAATCCCCAACCACCAATCGACGACTCAACGTCCCCCACAGAAGGAAGGCACACCATGAAGGCCATCGCCACCGTCGACCCACGAAAGGTCTCCAGCACACCCGAGGCTGTAGCTCTGTGGGTCGCCGCATGCAAGGCGGGCGAGAAGTTCGCCGTCGCTGAGCTGATCGAGTTGTTCACCCCCAACGACAACTTCAGCGACTCGGCGCTGCGCCAGCAGCTCGGCGTCTGGGCCAAGGAAGGCCGACTGACCAAGTTGGACGGACGCGGCCAGTACCAGGTGACCCCGAACGGGCACAAGTACGCCACCGGCTGGCTGAAGTCCGCATCGGTGCCCGCGCCGGCCGCGCCCGCCGTCGAACCCGCCGCCGCGCCGGAGCCCGGGTTGGTCGACGAACCGCCACCAGCCGAGCCGGAACCCGAGAGCGTGGAACCCGTCGTGTTGCGTGGTCTCCGGTCCAACGTGGTGGTGACCCTGACCACCGACTGGAGCCCCCCGCCGCTGCCGGCAGGAAGCCCGGCCAGGATCACCGAGTCCGTCAGGGCGCACGTGGATCGGGTGCTCGGTCAGCTCAAGGACAACCCCGGTAGGTGGATGCTGGTGGCCAGGGTCGAAGGCGGCGCCAACCCGTACGACCGGGCCGGCAAGCAGGTCAAGGCGCTCAAGGAGGCCAACGACTACCCGCAGGTCGAGCTGGTCCACCGGCCGATCGAGGCCGAAGAGGGCACCAAGGTAGCCGGCGTCTGGGCGCGCTGGGTCGAGCCTCGGGTGACCAAGGCAAAGAAGTGAGCTGACCGCTGCGGTCGGGCTACGCTCGCGGTGTGAGCCAGGCCCGGCTGACCGTGGCCGAGGCGGCGTGGTTCTTCGGCGTCCGCCCCGCTACCGTGCGCACTTGGGTCCGGCGCTATCAGCTCGTCGCGGCCGGCAAGCGGGGCAACGCCCACGTCTACCCGTTCGCCGAGCTGGCCAGCGCGGAGCGTCGCGCCCGGCTGTACCACAACGCGCCCCGCTTTCGTGATTGACATTACGCAGCGTATCGAAGCAGACTCTTCTTAGGTTGGCCTCCGTCCGCCCACGATGGACGAAGCGGGCTTTCCGGATCTTCTCTCCCGGGCGAGCGCACGCGATCCCACACCTTTCGCATCGATCTCGGTCGCCGCTGCCTGCCCGCCCGGGAGACCGGCTCTGTGGGGGACACAGAGAGGGGTGCTGCGCATGGCCACGCGACGTAGGCGCTCCGCCGTGCGCGGCCCCCGCCGGCCCACCAAGCTCAACCGGGCCAAGGCAATCATCACCGCCATGGTCGGCAAGACGGCCAAGCGCTCCACGGCCGTCCAACGCGCGGTCACCGGGGCCGGGATCTCGGTCCGGACCTACCGCACCGCGCGCAAGCAGCTCGGCACCCGGGCCATCCGCAAGAACCGGACCGGCGTCGGTGCCCGGCGGGGTCGGGGCACCTGGTACGCCGGACGGGGCCGGCGCCAGCGGTGAAACGCGCCGACCGGCCCTGCGCCCAGCCGGGCTGCCCGTACTTTCACCCATGCCCCGAACACCGCCACGATGGCCGCTCCGCGGGCTACGACACCCTCTGGGCGGCGTTCGCCGCTGCCTGGCTGGTCCGCCATCCGTGGTGCGCTCGGTGCGCTACCCAGGGACGGCGGCGGCCGGCTCGCCTCGTCGATCACATCGTCCCGGTTCGCCTCGGTGGCAAGCGGCTGGATCCGCGCAATGTACGGAGCTTGTGCTGGGCCTGCCACAACGTGATCACCCCGAGGGAACAGCCCACCACCAGAAGGAGGCACCGATGACCCACGAGCCATACCGTGCCGAGGAGCCGCCGCCCGGCGCTCACCGCGAGCCGGCTCAGCCCGACCCGCCCCCGGAGCCGGAGCAGCCGATGATCCCCGGCCTGGAACACATCGAGGAGCGTGGCAGCGATGGCCCGCCTGACCGCGAAGCGCCGGAAGCGTCTGAGCGCTAGCGCGTTTGTCTACCCCAGCACCCGCTCGTACCCGATCCACGACCTGGCCCACGCGCGCAACGCGCTGTCGCGTGCCGCTCAGAAGAAGACCTCGGGTACCTACGCAGCGGTCAAGGCCGCGGTGTGCCGGCGCTACCCGACTATGCCAGCCTGCAAGACCAGCCGGCGGCGCAGCACGTCGAGCCGCCGCCGTCGCAGATAGCTCCCGCCGTTCTCGTGCTTCGGCGGTCGAGAGCCCGGCCCCGCTTCCCCCGACCCCCCGGGGAACCCCACGGAGAGGTGGGGCCGTCGGCTCGCCCGAGTCCACATTGGACGCCCCGCCCGCGTGCTCGCCGATGAGGCCGCGCGGGCGGGAGCGCGCCCGACAGCCTAGCGTGTTCGGGGCACGGCGAGCCGCACCCCGAACTACCCTGAGTAGCCTTGCCCTGCCATGCCAATGCCAAGCCGGGTCCTGCCAGGCCGAGCCTTGCCGCGCCGAGCGTCGGCCTCCCTCCCGATAGGGAGGAAGCATTCATGTCGGGGCGTGCCCGGAGCGCAGATAGCGCCACGCTCCGGGCTACCCTGCCTTGCCCTGCCGAGCCTCGCCGAGCCCCGCCCGGCCGATGCCCAGGCGTGCCATGCCTTGCCACGGGTTGGGCCTCCCCGACACCAAGTCGGGAAGCTCATCGTCGCCGTCCGCTGCGACGGTCCATCTCGTCGAGACGTTCACGGAGTTGATCCACCGCAGCGCGCGTCTCGATGAGTTGGGTCGATGTGGTGTCGGTGAGCGCGGCCATCGCCACTTCCAGCCGGTCCTGCCGGACATCGAGCTGGCGCATCATGGCGGCCTGCCGGGACAACCCGAGCAGGGTGGCTGTCACCAGTCGGGCCGTCGTCACGTCGACCTCGGCCTGGTCGATCGTCTCGACCACCGCGATCCCTCGTTCGACTTCGACCACGGCTCGTCGCTGGTGGCGCTGAGCTATCTCGATGACTTGGCCAGGTTGGGCAACCTGGTAGCCGTGGCCACGCATGATCCGGCACACCCGGTTGTCTTTGCGACGCAGCTCGGCTGCCGCCCGGCGGGCCAGGACGCCGATCACCTTGCGGTCGGCGGGCTCCAGGAAGTCCAGACCGAGCAGCAACCCCATGTCCTCGTAGCAGTACAGGTCACCCGGCTTTAGCCTGGCCAGCTCGTCGTAGAGGCGCCTCCAGCGTGGCGCCTCGACCTCCTCGGTCACTCCTCGGCCTCCAGCTTGCAGGTGAACCGCCCGTACGTGGGACGGCCGTCGCCGAGCCCGATCATCGTGCCGGCAATTTCGGCCGCGCTAGTGAGGTCGGCTAGGTTGATCACCGTCGTGTCGTACATTCCAGCGGCCGAGAGTGTCCACTGTGGAAACTTCGGGCGCGTCCGCATCACTCGGTTGTTGGTGACTCGGACTGGCGCCCGGTGCACAAAGCGCTTGTCAGCGTAGAGCTTCGTCAGCTCCGCTGGGCCATCGTGCTTGATCGCAATGGCCATCGTCGTGATCAGTACGCCGCGCTCGATCTTCTTGCCGCCCCGGCTCAGCCGTGCCGCTTCGATGAGGCACTTCTGGAGGTTCGTGGCCGGCACGTACGGCCCGATGTCGGGTAGGTAGTAGATGCCGCCCATCCACTCCAGCTCGGCGACGAGACGGTGGTCGTCGTCGGTCTTTTTGGTCTTGCTGGACACGGCACGGATCTGTCTGACTATCTCGTCCAACGGGTCGACCAGCCGAGCATTGTGCATCAGCAGCGGCGAGGTTCCCTCGCAGACGATGGTGAACGCGGGCAACGGTTCTCCGTCTCTACTGTGGATGGTGTAGCGCCAGCTCGATCCTGTCGAGCAGACGCGCCGGGCCGACCACCGCCACCAGCGTGATGCCCACCGCGCCGCCGGTGCCGATGATCTCGTCGTTGGTCGTGTGGTCGATGACGCTGACGAACGGCCAGCCCATTGGCGTGTTGTCCACTGTCACTTCGCGCCAGCTCCACCCGGACAACGGTTGCCGCATGCGGTCGTCCAGTCGTTGACGGCCAACAGTGCCCGGCCGTATGGAGACGCCGGCTCGGGCCGCGCTGCCTTCCAAATAGCCGTGTACGGCGTCGACCAGATTCTGCTGCGCAGTAGTAACGCCTTCCTCGCCCCGTGCCTGGCGTAGCCGCGTCCGCACGTAGACCATGACTGCGGGTCCAGGGTCGCGGGGGTCGGCGCTGTCGTAGCGGTGCTCGACGGTCACCGCGATCGGGATCTGTGGATCGTGGCCGATGCTGTGGCTCTGGTCGGTGGCGTAGTGCGTCAGGCCCGGCGGCGTGACCAGCATGGCTACCGGGGCGCCGAGCAGACCGGCCAGGACCGCTGGGATGAACGGGGTTGGCTCTGGCAAGGGACCTGGCCCCGACCGGTCTTTCATGGCTCAGCTCCTCACAGTTCGGTGAAGTCCCACGGGTTGAGCGACCAACAGAACGTGCCGTTGGCCAGTATCGCCAGGCCGTAGGTGACCTCGACCCAGGCGCCGGTCGCTCCGCCAGCGGTGAAGCCCAACCGTTTGCCGACCCACACGTGAGCCGGTGCAATCGCATCGAACGGCGGGCCGTGCTCCCTTGTGGACACTCCGTAATTGTCGGTGACCGTGGTGATCCAGTTCGGCACCGAGATGGCGTTCGGCCACCCGGAAAGGATCTCGAACCCGGTGTAGATCTTGGCGCTGTGCCGGAACCAATCGATCTCGACCCACTCGACCCACGACGTGCCGCACGGACCGGGGACCTCATTGTCGATGGTGCGCGGGCTGCCTCTGGGTACCGCGTACTCGACGCCCTTGCTGTCGACGCGAACCTCGTAGCCGGCAGCCTCCGCGATGGCGTGGTCGACACCGATCCGCACCATCTCCACGGTGACTCGCATGCTGGTCGGCTTGCCGTCGTCGGCTCGGGCGGGTGCCGGCACCGTTGCCAGACCCATCGTTGACACGACTAGGAAGACTACTGCGTAGAGCACGTACCGCGTCCTGTGCAACCTCCTGAGCATGTGCCTCCTCTCTACTGTGGACAGGGTTGGCCAGGCCGCCCACCCCAGGGGATATCGGGGGGCTGGCGCGCGGGGTGGGCGGCCCGGGGTGCCGTGGCCCGCATGGGCGGAGTTCGGTGCGGCGGGGGCCACGGCAGGGTTGAGGTCTACGCGGCGCGACTCTTTTTGGCGGCGATCATCGGGCCGTAGGTCTCGACATACACGATGGCCTCGATCAGCGCTGGACATCCGGCCGCTAGGTCCAGATCGGCGCACCTCCGGCAGCGCTGCGGTACGTAGGTCGTCGAGTTGTTGATGACCACATCCCGCCAGCGAGCGTGCGGATCCATCCTGGTCTGCCGTACCGGCATCGGCTCGTGCATGCGGATCGTGAGCTGCGCCGCCCACAGCATGACGTCGAAGGAAACTCTTTCCCCGTGGAACTCGCTCGCCACATGCCACGGCTGCCTGTCGTCATAGGCAGTCGGGCGGGGCGGGTTGGTGGTGCTTCGGCGTGGTAGGGGATCGGAGTCGAGCGCGGCAGGGTCCATCATCCGCTCCTATGTGGACGGAGGTCGGGGAGGTGTCGGCGGCACGGAGATGCGGAGCACGTACCGTCACTGGTTTCTACTGGGTCGGTGGTTCCAGTTCCTCACTGGTCGCGACTCTAAGTTCGCTGAGCTGACTGAGGAGTTTGTCGATCGCGGCAAGCCGGTCGCTTGGGCCGGCGCCGATCGGAACGAGCTGTAGCTCGGTGCCACCGTTGTCAACGGCCAGACCGGCGGGCCGGCCCGAGTGCGCCTCCACGAGTACGACATCACTGTCCGCGCTGACCTCGAATTGAACGGTGCCAGGTTCGATGCCGTACTGGTCGCGCATCACGGCGTCAAATACGGCATCGGGCAGCCGGACCGCCACCTCGTCGGGCGCGACGCCTCCGGTGAGGCCGGCGTGGTCTTGCACGAGCGCACCTACCACGATGTAGTCGGCACCGTCGCCGGCCCGGTAGACGGCCGGGCAGTTGCTGTCCCCCGAGCGTGGATCCTTTGCGATCAAGCAGTGCGGCCGTGACATTAGATCGACTCCTGCTTATTGACGTGACCCCGAGCGAGGTCGCCCAGAGTATGTGCGTCCGTACCGACAGCATGCAAGCATATGCGCGATTATGCGAGGAGAATGCTCCGTGCACCGGCCGCACGTTCGGAAAATTCGGGTGTATGCATATGATGTCTTGCGGCCGGCGGGCAGGTAGCCCGCATACTTCGGGCGTCTGAAGTTCCCAGCGCGCCAAAGGAGCTGTCCGTGAAGCTGACCAAGATCCGTAGTGAGTCGAATGGCGGCCAGAGCCCAACGCTCTACCGGACCGACAGGGACACCTTCGTCATCCAGGGTTGGCGAATCGAGGACCCAGAAGCTCTGTCCGCCATGACGATCCCGGACCACGAGACGGCGGTCGAGGTGCCCGCCGCGCTGTTGGCCGAGCTTGCCGACCACCTGGGGTGACCGTTGAGGCTCGTCGGTGAGGACTTCTCGCGGCTGTTCGAGACCTTTGACCGAGACGCGTTTCGTCTGGAGACCTGCCGCCACTACGTGGTCGACGAGGAACGCGACGCCCTTCGGCAGTTCCTTGCCGGTGAGCCTTACGACCTCGGTTGGTTCGAGCCCTGGTTGGCCGGAATACGTAGCCTAACGTCATCGGGCCGCACGATGCGACGCGTCAGAGTGATGGACGAGCCGCCCACGGACTACCAGCGGTTCGAGCTGGCCGTGACCCCTACCAATCTTGAGGCTGGGGAAGACATCCGGGTCCTGACCCGTTCCACGGCGGCCACCCTCGGACTGCCCGACTACGACTTCTGGCTCTTTGACGACGCCCGGCTGGCAATCATGCAATTCACCGATGACGGCTTCTTCCTGGGTGCGGAGCTGGTGCCGGCTGCGTCAGCGGTTGCCGCCCACATCGACGCACGTGAACGGGCCATCGCTACGGCGATCTCCTACCAGCAGTACATGACCCAGAGTCCGATCGACCCGGCGTCGAGGTAGAGGACGCAGTTGTCCGACTTCCAGCGCAACCGTGAGCTACTCGGAATACGCCTCCGCGAGTTGCGACGCAACGCGAGGATCACCGGGTCAGATCTTGCTGTCCGGCTCGGCTGGGCGCAGTCGAAGGTCTCCCGCGTGGAGTGCGGTCGGCAGACGGCGACGCCGGATGACGTTGCGGCCTGGGTCGATGCGACTGACGGGCACCCCGACCTCGTGTCCGACCTGCTCTCGATGTTGTCGAACATCGAGTCCGACTACGCAACCTGGCGTCGAGAGTTGCGCGCGGGCACTCGACGGAAGCAGCTCAACTTCCTCAAGCTCGAATCGCGTACCAGCGTCATCCGAGGGTTGGAGACGTGCGTAGTTCCCGGCCTTCTACAGACGGCAGAGTACGCACGCTACCGACTCGGCGAGATGTCAACGCTCCACAGCGCCCCGGACGACACCCCGACCGCACTCGATGTCCGCATGCGGCGTCAACAGGTCATCTACGACGCATCGAAGAGGTTTCATTTCGTCCTGAGTGAGGCTGTCGTTCGGACTCTGCTGTGTCCGGTTGAAGTGATGCGGGGACAACTCGACAGGCTCATCGTCGTCTCGGGCCTGGCCAACGTCCGCCTCGGCGTCCTGCCCTTTGCGGTCGAGCTTCCCGTGGCTCCCCTCAACGGCTTCTGGATCTTCGACGACGTTATCGTCACCTTCGAGACCATCGCAGCCGAGATCCATGTACGAGACCCCGACGAGGTTGCTCTGTACGCCCGCGTGTTCGAGCAGCTCGCGGCCAAGGCGATCTATGGCGACGAGATGCGGAAGCTGGCTACCGACGCCTTCAATGCCCTTGGCGCAGGCCCCTGAGCGGCTACTCCCGAGGGGGACGGACAGCCGTTAGATAGTTCTGGTTGACGCTGGACTCCATGTCCTCGCGCCACCTGCCCAGCCTGCGTAGCTCGACCTCGGCGAGGTCGCGGATCAGCGCGGACACGTTCATGCCGCGGGTGGCGGCGATCTGCTTCAGCTCCTCCCACATCGGATCCGTGAACGCGATCGTGTGCTCGCGAAGATCGGTGGTCATCGCTCTCCTCGTGAGTCGGTCCTCCGGCCGATCATACCTAGGCAGCTGTCTTGATCATGGTCGGGACACGTGGGCTGGACTCGGTGGGTTTGCTCGACGTGCGGCTGGGTTGGCGGGTAGGCCCAGCGAGTCGGGGCGGGCACCCTGCAACGCCTGCCAGGATGCCCGTCCCCTCCAGTGCGGGTTGGAACGAGCCGGCAACGGTACCGGCTCGCCGTCGTCTGTCAGGTCTCGATCAAGAACCCGTGGCGGGCGCCGTCCTGGTCCTCGACACCGAACTCGACCGAGGTCGCGTCCTGGTGCTCGTCGTTCATCCGATGCACCTTCCACGACAACTTGTCGTCCACGGTGAACCGGCGATCCTGGCCCAGCAACTCGGCCACCGCGTCGGCCATTTGCTTGGCATCCATCTATTCACCTCCTTCGGTGTCCTGTGTGGATGGTCGGATATCGGTGCGTGCGCCGAGCGAGTCGAACAGCCGGCCGTACATGTCGAAGAGTCGGGCGCGTGTCTCGACCAGACGCTGCCCACGAGTGAGCTTCGCCGGAAGCGCTTCGCTGACCCGGCGGACGAGCGCGAGCAGGTCACGCGCGTCGATCAGATCGGCGCACGGCTGACACGCTGCCCACTCCCCGCCGAGATCTTGCGTGACGCCCCTCTCGGTGCGCCTGGACAGGACCCGGGCGGCGCGGTGCCTGGCCTGGTAGTCGGCCAGCCCCACGGTTTGCTCGGTGACCACGTTCGGCGTGACCCTCACGACGTCGGTCGGGTAGCCGTAGATCGGGTCTGGCGCCTTGCAGAAGTCGCACTCCCGATGCGCGTCGGGGACTTCGGACAGCGGAGCCGGCTCGGCCTGGTGGTCGACGCGCTCTCCGCGTAGCTCCTCGTTGTGAACCCAGCGCTCACCGGTCGGCGCGGTCCATCGGGCCAACACGCGCTTGCACGTGCGGCACGCCATCAGTGGCAGCGGCGTCATGACGTGATCCACTTGAGAACGTCATCCAGGTCCACGCTGTAGTTCTCCTGCACGGCCGCATCGAGCGACCGGTCTTCCGGAAAGTCGAGGTAGTGCAGGGTCGCGTTGACGAGCAGGTACAGCGCGTCGGCCGTGCCCGCGTCGGGAAGCCCTGCGGCGTGCTTGATGTCGTTGCACGCCTGGTTCATTGCCTCTTTGATCTGGTCGAAGGTGTAGCTGGCCATGGGGGCGTGTCTCCTCGGGCTTCTAGATGGTTCTGTCTGTAGGCTTCGGGCTGTCGGGGTTGGGAGTGTTATCGGCATTCCCAACCCCGGCCCTCGTTCCGGCTAGCTCTCGTCCTGCTCGATCTCGCGCCAGCCGTTGCTGACGCACTCGTAGGTGTGGGCGGGCATTGCACCCTTGATCACGGTCACCGTGTCCCCCACGGACAGCGAGCGCACGCGACGGTGGGCAAGCTGTAGGTGGATGTCGGCGGCGCCGGGCCGGGCCGCGATAAGCGCCAACGTCGGCGCGTTGGTGGCCACGAACACGGCTGTGCACCAATCCGTGTCGGGCATCGCCGCGACCTCGCTGTACTCACTGAGATCGATGGAGACCTCTTCTACGCGTTGCGCGGCGTCGGGTCGCCATCCGTCTACAAAGGACACGTAGTTGTTCGTGCGATCGGACTCGGTAAAGCCGATCACCAGCCTGATGATCACTCGTGTTCACCGACCAGGCACCACGCGTGAGCGTGGCCGAACATGTCTGGGCCGATCAGGTGCTCGTCAAGGTCGCGGGTGCACTCGCTGCATAGCTCGAAGCGAAAGCCGTCCACAATGGACAGCGCCTCGCCGGGGTAGGTATCGATCATGGTTGTTGTCATGGCGCGTGGTTCGTCCTTCTACTTCGTATGAACTAGAGTGGGACGGGCCGGCACTGGGAGTGATATCAGCATTCCCAGCGCCGGCAACCCGTCTCGTCAGGCAAGCACTGCTTGCAGGGTGGCGAAGGCTTCCCGGTCGGTCTTGACCGTGGCGCCCGTGATCACGTTGACCATGTTTCGTTCGGCTCGTGTGGCGCCGCGCACGATCCCCTCGTGCTGCGTGTAGGTGTCCACGGTCTGCACCACGCCGAGCGCCGTACCCATCCATGGCGAGCACCGGTGATCGAAGCGGTACATCCGGGTGAGCGTGTCGCGCTTCTTCTCCGCCATGGTCTGGCTGCGACCCTTGTCCTCCGGTACCGGCACGTAGGCATCGAGGAACCTGGACCACTGCCGCTCGCTGACCTCAATGGCTGCCAGCTTGGCGACCTCCGCCGCGTAGTCGTCCGCGATCGTGTGCACCATCGCCAGCGCCGCGCGGGCATCGCCCAGCTTGACCGCTGAGTTGCGAGTGTGCTTGACCTTGTACGTCTGGCCCGTCTCGCTCAGCGCCGCGTCGCGGGTGTTGTCGCATACGACGTTAGTGATCACTCGCTTGTACGTCGTGGCGATCGAGCCATCGAAGGATGTCGTAGCCAGCAGGTGCGGGCGAAACTCCATGCCCTCCGGCGTGGCCACGTTGTCGGGTACCTCGACGCTGACCCATGCCACCGCGCCGCTTCGCAACAGCCCGGCAGAGCCAATCTGCAAGCTGTCGCCGAGGATCGTGGACACGGACTGAAGTAGCCACGTCCGGTAGCTGTGTGGCTCGTATCCCTCCCGGAAGATGCCCATCCGGTGCCGGTTGTCGCTCCGGGATACGGACTTGAAGCTGTCCCCACACCCGCACGGGCAGGCGAGGATGTTCGTCACTGGCTCCCAGTCGAACAGTCGGCGCTGTACCTCGCCCACCGGCACGGCACCGGGAAAGTGGTTGTCCGAGCCTGCCCGGTAGTGCCAGGCGTGGCCGCGCTTGTCCGTGAAGCCAACGAGAACGTTGTCGTTCAGCCAATCGAGGTTTTCGCGACTCATGATGTGCGTCCTTTCATCGAGCGATGGTGATATTGATATTGCACTCTTGATCGTCTACTGTGGATTGCACTCTTGATCAAGTTCGTCTTGCAGTAGGGCGAGTTCGTCCGCGTGTTCGTCGGCCCACGCCAGTAGGGCGAGTGACTGACCACAGCACTGCGCGCCGTAGTGTCTGGCGTAGTGCTCCGCGTCGGCGCCGAGGAATGAACAGAGGGTGGAGAGCGCCCGGAGGTAGCTCAATGGGTCGCCGCAACCGGAACGGACCATGTTCGCGTCCACTGTGCGCGGTACCTCGGGCTGATTGATCGAGTAGGCGTAGGTCTGGCGCGGACCGCTGTCAAGGTCCGGATCGCGAGTGCTGCCGCGCGAAACCATCGTGATCGAGGAGCCATCGCCGAACGTCGCTACGATGCCGCCCCATGGGTCACCATCCGGCTGTGATAGGCGTGACTTGTGTTGCCACGTGGCCATGATCGTCCTTTCTGGGTTGCCGCCGATGACCTTGGACCTTGGACGGGTGACCGGCCGGAGCCAAATCGCCCATCCGAGATCATCGATGGTCTTCGGGTTCGTACAGATCGCCGTCTATCCACAAGGGAGTGTCGGCGTAGACCTCGCATAGCTCTGCTACGCCGATCGGCTCATGGTCGGGTGTGGGTTGGCTCGCTTGCCGTGCTCTACGGGAGCGCACTACGGCCACGATCAGCCGTCTACGCTCCCGCGTTGCTCGCTCCGTGATGGTCATGCGCGCGGCCTGAGTCGGATACCGGTGATGGGCGAGCCTGCCTCGTCCTCGGTTTCCAGACAGTTGTAATCGCTCGCCCCGTCACACATGGGGACCACGATCACGCTCTCTCGCGGGGTAGCCGGTTCATCCGATGCGGCCGCAATGCTCGCGGCTAGGAAGATGCCGCCTACGCCTACGGCTGCGCCGATGGCTATCAGCCGCACCCTGCGCATGGCCTGACGTACGGTCATGTCCCCTACGCGGGGACGCGGTACGGGTGTCTCTTCGCTCATGGGTTTCCTCCCTTGGTGTTGGGCATGGTTGTCCCTCGACTGCGTACGGATCTCCGCTGTGTAGTTCTCAAGGTTCGTGAGTGCCCGAGTGCCCGCGTGCGTCTCGCTCCGTTGCTGTGTCTCGGTTCTCTCTGTTGTAGTTCAATCTTACCTAGGGAAGATGGCACCGTCAAGCCTTGGATAGTGTGCTGTGACACAGTTTTGGCAGGTCCGAGCCTCTGTCCATTGTGGATTTGTCTACTGTGGATCGTGCTGAGCTGACCTCTGCCTGATTCCCCGGTGCGCGGGTGTGCACCGGACCGTGCAAGGCGCCCCATGGGCTGCTCAGCGGCCGGCACAGCAGGCCCAGGGGGGTACCTGAGCGAGCCGCAAGCGGCCAGCACCGAGGGCCGCCCCTTTTTCGCGCGCTATCGATTCGCAACCCGAGAGGTGTCGATCATGGACGCGTTCATCCTGATCATGCTCATCGCCGCCGCCGTGTGCTTCGCGTTGGCGGCTTTCGATGTCCAGGCGAGGGTCAAGTTGCTCCCGCTGGGCCTTCTGTTCTGGGTGCTGACCGTGCTGGTCCCGACGTTCGACCGGCTCGTCTCGTGATGGCCGGCTTCGTATGCGTCGCCTGCGCCCGCGGTGAGCACGAGGTCTGCCAACTCCGCGACAAGACCTGGTGCGACTGCCAACACAAGCCGAAGAAGGGAGGTGCATCGCCATGACCGGACCACTGGAACCCGAGCCGGTCAACCCGCCGACCAAGGGCGTGCCGTCCAGCTCTTACTACACCGACGAGTCGCGCCGGTTCATGGAGGAGCTGCTGAAGCTCGAACCGGGTACGCAGAACGGCGGCATCTACGCCAACAAGCCGGGCTACCACAACACCCGAGCGCAGAACAGCTCCAACGACTACAGCGTGCGCGACGCGGAGGACAAGCAAGGCCCGATTGACAAGGCCGCTGCCTACGACTGGACCTTCCCCAGCGCCCAGTCGGGCGACTACGACCGGATCAAGCTCTACTGCGACCGGCTCGAAGCGGCGTGGGCCAACCGCGATCCCCGCGTGGCCGGCTGGCGCGAGGCCCTGGGCCAGTCCGACTACGACGGCTACGCCGAGGGCTACGACTTCCGCTACCACACCCAGCGGACGCCCGACTCCTCGCACCTGTGGCACATCCACTTTTCCGAAGACCGCGGCCAGGTCACCTCGTGGGACAACAAGGCCGCCATGCTGTCTGTCCTTTCTGGACAGTCAGGAACCGATTGGGAGGAGGGCGACGTGGGCGCATCAGAGCGCGTCGATCACATCCTGGAGACCGGCGAGCGGCCGGAGGGCAACCAGACCGCGGACGGGGGCAAGGCCATCAACTGGCTCGTCCGCGTCCTCGGTGACGCCGCCGGCCCGGGTGAGACCGGCGACACCCGCAGCCTGCACGCCAAGGCCGACGCCCTGCTGGCCAAACCGCCGGTCGACCCGGTGGAGCTGGCTAACGCGCTGGCCGGTAACGAGGAATTCATCGACACCCTGTCCACAGCGCTGGCCGGCAAGATCCAGACCGGCCAGACGTTCACCGTCGAGCTGTCCGGCCAGGCGCAGCCGGCCACACCGCCGCCGAGCTGAGCGAGGCCGTCGTGCTGCGTACCGTGAAGGTGGCCGAGGGCACGCGGCCCGACCCGCCGGGCTGGCTGACCAACGCCCAGAAGGTCTACTGGTTCAACACCCTCGCCGAGCTGACGGAGCTGGACCTGGCCAACACCGCGGACCTGGAGGCGCTGGCCGGCTTCGCCGTAGCGTGCGAGCTGCGCCAGCGCCTGGCCACCATCGTCGCCGGTCTGTCCGAGCTGGTCGCGTACAACTCTGTCGGCAACCTGCACGCCCACCCGCTGCTGGCCGAGCTGCACCGCGTCCAGGACCAGGTGCTCCGGCACGCTCGCGAGCTGGGGTTGACCCCACACGTGCGCGGCGAGCTGGTCCGGCGTTGGCCGGACACCGAGGCCGGGCAGAACAGCCTCGGCGACTTCTACGTGGCGTGACTTCGCCGAGGTACGCAGTCCGGGCCTGGTGCGGGGTCGAGCCGGTCGTCGTCACACGCCTGGCACAGGTAGATCACGTGTCCGCCGCAGCCGCACTGCGCCCACCCCAGCAGTGCCCGGGTGGCTGAGCCTCCGTCGTAGAGGTGTCCACGACGACACTCCTGGGGCTTGTCTCCCGCCAGCTCACGTACCGACTCGTACGGGAACGCGATGACGTGCGGGTCCGCGCGGGCTCGCTCGATCAGGCGGCGCAGCGCGGCCGGGGTGTCCACACGGGTGCTGTAGGTGGCCACGCCCATCGGCGAGTGGCGCGCTTCGTCCCAGCGGATCGTCACGTGCCACCGGCGCACCCACTCGCTCACCTGGCCACTTTATCGAACACCCGTTCGAGAAGCCTAGCAGGCCCGGAGGTCCGATCGTGCCGACCTCGTTGGTGCCCTGCGACGCGGGGACGCTGCCCCGCTTCCAGCACCCGGACCTGCCGACCTGCGAGGCGGTCGGGTCGCATCTCTGCCCCACCCGAGCCGCCCATGTCGCCGGGTTCTTCCACCACGTCTTGGTGCACACCAAGGGCATCTATGCCCGAAAGCCCTTCACGTTGGCTCCGTGGCAACGCGACGACATCGTGTCCCCACTGATGTCCACAGTGGAGCACAGCGCGCAGTACCAGCGGTTCGTCCGCCGCTATCGGCAAGCCTGGATCGAGGTCGCGAGGAAGAACGGCAAGTCCGAGCTGCTGGCCGGACTGGCGCTGTACCTGCTGCTGTGCGACGGCGAGGAGGCCGCGCAGATCTACGGCTGCGCGAGGGACCGCGACCAGGCCCGGCTGATCTGGGACGTGGCCGCCCGGATGGTGCAGCTCTCTCCGCGGCTGAGTCAGCGGCGCGGCCTTCGGGTGTACCGGCACGACAAGCGCATCTACGACCACCGCACCGGCAGCACGTACACCACGCTGGCCCGCGACGCCCTGGGCAACCTCGGCTACGACCCGCACGCCGTGCTGTTCGACGAGGTAATCGCCCAACCGGACGACGCGCTGTGGAACGCGATGCGTACCGCGATGGGCTCGCGGGTCCAGCCCCTGCTCGCGGCTGCCACTACGGCCGGCAATGATCCGGCGTCCTTCGCGGCGGCCGAGCACAGCGAGTGCGTGCGGGTCGCGGAGAGTCCAGCTCGGGCACCGCACCGGTTCGTCTACGTGCGCAACACCGACGTGCGGGCCGATCCGTTCGACGAGGCCAACTGGCCGTACTCCAACCCGGCGCTCGGTGACTTCCTGTCCATCGAGGCACTGCGTGACGAGGCGACCGAGGCGCGCAACGACCCGGCCAAGGAGAACGCGTTCCGGCAGTTCCGTCTCAATCAGTGGGTCAGCCAGGCCACCAGGTGGATGTCCATGCATGTGTGGCGGGCCGCCGCCGGTCCAGTGTGGACACAGCCCAGTCCGCAAAGCCTTGTCGGGCGTGAGGTCTGGGTCGGTCTGGACCTGTCGGCCAAGCACGACCTCGTGTCGATGTGTGTGGTCGCGCCAACAGTGGACGGTCCGGCCGACATGACGTGGTGGCACTGGCTGCCCGAGGCTGCGCTGCCCACCCTGGACACCGCCACCAGCTCGGCCGCCTCGGTCTGGGTCCGGCAAGGCTGGCTGACGCTGATGGACGGCGAAGTTATCGACTACGCCGAGCTGTGCACGCAGATCGCCAACCGGCTCAAACTCATGCGTGTCCGCGAGGTCTGCTACGACAAGTGGTCCGGGGAGTACGTACGGCAGACGTTGCAGGGTCTGCTCGGCCGGCGGATTCCGTTCGTCGCCAACGAACCGACGCTCGTCGGGATGACCGTGCCGATGCGCGAGCTGATGGCGCTGACCCTGACCCGCGGTATCGCCCACCACGCCAACCCGGTCGCGGACTTCTGCTTTGGCGCGGTGGAGGTCCGGCGGGCGGTCGACAACCCCGATCTGGTCAAGCCCGTCAAGCCCCAGCGCGGCCCCAAGGAAGCCCGCATCGACGCGGTGGTCAGCGCGGCCCTGGCGGTCGGTGCCTGGCAGATCCGCGGCGCCCAGCCGGTGCGGGGCAAGGCGGTCGGTTTCAGCTAGGAGTCCACAGTGGCCGGACGAGGGAATGCCACCACGCTGCGTCGTTATTGGGCGCATGGCAAGGGCGGACGACGGGTCCGCTGGGGTACGCACGGGGACTTCAACCGGTGCGTGCGGTTGGTCAGCAAGCACATGTCGCGCAGGCAGGCCAAGGGCTACTGCAACCTGCGCCACCACCAGGCGATCGGGATCTGGCCCGCGCAGCACGCCGCCCGTACGAGAGTCCGGCGTCGGCGCTGACGAGGAGTGTCCACATGGGAGCAACGCCAGTATTCGCCTGGCCCTATCCGGAGCAATCGTTCACCCCCGATGTACCACGCGACATCAAGGCTCTCGCCGAAGCCGTCGAGTCCACCGTCGCCACGACCCCGGACTGCTGCCGGTTGAGCTGCAACCAGTACACCACCAACGGCAACACCAAGAACATCGTCTGGGACGTGGTGCTGGAGGACCCGCTGGCGATGTTGCAGCCCGGCGGCGCCGACATCAAGATCACTCGTGACGGGATCTGGGTGGTGAGCGCTGTCATCGTCACCGATCCCGCCACTGGCACCGGAGGCGTCCGGGCCTATTTGTGCGAGACCACGACCGGACGCCTCATCATGCGGGACTGCCGTCCAGGTACGTCGTCGCCGTCGACCGGACCGGCCACCACGATGAGCATGATCAGCCGGTTCACGGCGGGCGAGCTGCTGCACTGCTTGACCTGGGATAACGCCACAACGGGCGTGAGCTTCAAGGTAACCGCCTGGATGAGCGTCGTCCGGCTAGGCCGTTAGGGAGGCCCGGCATGACACAAATCCAGCCCACCCCCCACTTCGCCATCGGCGACCGGGTGACCTGCCACCCCTTGGACGAAGCCATTCCCGACTTCCCGGCCACTGTGACGCAGGTCAAGTACAGCCAGGGCGACGGCTGCTGGTACATCAGCCTGTCCGTACCCGACCCGTTCGTGCACTGGACCGTCGCTTACCAGCTCCCCAGCGGGGAGTTCGTCACCGGGCTGTCGCTGACCCTCATCGAGCACGGCTCGCTGAGCGTTTCCGCTGACGCCGACAACCGCCTCGTCGCCGGCTCGGACGGCCTCGCCTACCTGGGGCCAGGTGCCTGATGCCACCGCCACGCATGTACCCCGGCGACTACCTGCTCGACGGGCTGCTCTACTCGCCCGATCCGGCGCAGATGATCACCGATGAGGTCGGCTCCGAGGTGATCGCCGCCGCCTACGACCTGACCGCAGAGTTCGGCTCGATCCAGCCCTGGCTGATGATGCTGCACGCCTACTACCGCGGAAACCCCGCGCCACCAAGGAATCCGGAGCGGATGACGCGGCAGTACGCCGCGCTGGCTCAGATGTCGGTGTCCAACTGGTGCAGCCTCGTGGTGGACGTGGTGGACGAGCGGCTGCGCATCGACAGCATCCGCTCGACTGAGTTCCCGATCCGCGACGAGACGGGCTGGGACTGGTGGCAGACCAACAACATGGATCAGGTCTCCTCGATGGTTCACGTGGAGGCGCTGACCTACGGCTACGCCTACGTGTCGGTCTGGCCCGGCGGCAAGAAGCCGGGTGTGCCGACCATCATGGGAGAGTCCCCATTGAGCGCGTACGCGGCGTTCGACATGGCCACCGGGGCGTGCCTGCAAGCCATCCGGATGTGGTTCGACCGGGCGAGCGGACGCATCTTCGCCGACTACACCACACCCAACTACCAGTTCGGGCTGATGTCCGCCGGCGAGGTCGAACGCCGCCCGTACACATGGGGCTGGAACGGGCCGGACCGGATGGTGTGGAGCTGGGACTTCTCCCGCATGTCATGGACCTGGCGGAGTGTCGACGGCGCTCCGCTGGTGCGCGAGAACCCCTTGGGCGTGGTGCCGTACGTCCGGATGCGGACCAAGCCTGACCTGCTCGGCGGCTACCAGAGCGAGATCGAGCCGATCCTGTCCATTCAGGACCGGATCAACCAGACGACGTTCGACCGCTTGCTGGCGCAGGAGTTCGCCGCCTTCCCGCAGCGGTGGGTGACCGGCATCGACATCCCGACCGACCCGAACACCGGACGGCCGAAGGAACCATGGGATGCGGCAGTCGATCGAGTGTGGACGGTGGACAACCCGGACGCCCGGCTCGGCCAGTTCGACGCGGCCAGCCTTCAGGGCTACCTGGACGCCAACACCGCGGACATCCAGGCTCTGGCCACCCAGAGTCGCACCCCGCCGCACTACCTGGTCGCCGGCCAGGCGGTCTTTCCGTCTGGCGAGTCGGTGCGGGCTACCGAGTATGGGCTGTCCCGCAAGGTCGCCAACCGCCAACAGTCCTATGGGGACACATGGGGTGACGCCCTGCGACTGGCCGGGCTCGCGGTGGGCGACGAACGACTAGCCAACGACGACCAGCTCACCGTTGCCTGGGCCGACGTGGAAGCTCACTCCGAGGCCGAGAGCGCCGACGCGCTGCTCAAGCTGTCCCAGGTGCCCGGCGTACCCGTCGCGGCCGTCGCCGCCGAGGCCGGTCAGCTCATCGCCCCAGAGCTGCCCGTGGTCGCCGAGGCGATCCAGCAACTCCAAACCGGCGCCCCGCCGGCCACCGTGCCGGCACCAGCGCCCACCAAGCCACCGGCCTAACCGCCGCGTGTTCACCGTCCCTTGTGGACGAGTTCTCTGACCCAACACTTCGTTGGAGGTTCAGGTGACCACACCTGACGAACCTACCGGTTCTGTTGACCAGGGCGCGGGGCCGCGCCCAACGCCGGCCCCGCCGAGGCCAACCCCCGAGGCACCGCAGCAGTACCCCCAAACCAACGTGGAGAGCGCCGAGCTACGTAAGGCCAGAGCGGCGCTGAAGAAACTACAGGGCGAGTACGACACGCTCAAGCAGCAGGGCATGTCCGAGGCCGAGCAGGCGGTTGCCAAGGCTCGAACCGAGGGCGCAGCGGAGTTCCAGGCCAGATGGCGGACCACCGTCCTGGCCAACGAGGCGCTGAAACTGCTGGCTGCCAGAGGTGTCCAAGGAGCCGAGTTGGCACTCGGTGCGATGGATCTGTCCGATGTAGACGTTGACGCGAACGGTCGCGTCGACACCGCACTGCTCGGGCAGAGGATCGACGACGTGTTGGCCCGCTACCCCATGCTCGCTCCCGGCTCCACACCCACGTTGCCTTCCGCCACTGGCGCCGGCCAGACCCGGGTGACCGCACAACAGCTCGTCGGCCCGACCGACGACAAGGCCAAGCGCAACGAGTTGATGCGCTGGGCACTGTCCCGCGAGTAACCCCCTGGGCGTGCGCCGTCCGTGCTCACGTGAGGCGACGCAATGACCCAACCTGCATACGTGTCGCGAGCCGATGCCGCCGCGACGATCATTACGCAGTACAGCCGCGAGATCATCGCGGTTGCCGCGCAGCAGAGCGTGGCGATGCGTACGTTCCGCCAGATGCCTATGGGGTCCAAGACCTTGCAGATGGCGTTGCTCGACACCTTCCCGTCCGCGCAGTGGTTGCTGCCCGCCATGTCGGCGCCGGTCTCACCGACCGATGTGGACGTTGCGCTCAAGCCGATGACCGACATGACCTGGGTGCCGCAGTCGATCACGGCGGAGGAGGCCGCGACCATCGTGGCTATTCCAGAGAACGTCATCGATGACGCCGAGGTCGACCTGTGGGCCGAGATCGAGACCCGCACCGCCGAGGCCATCGCGAGATTGATCGACAAGACGGTGTTCTTTGGCGAGGACACGCTGGGTGGTACCGCCATTCCAGCCAGCTTCCCCCTCGGCGGCATCCACGGCCGAGCGGTGGCCGCCGGCAACGAGTACATCAGTCCTGTCGCACCCGGCAACGTGGACGCGGTAGAGGGTTGGAACCAGGCGATGGCCTTGGTCGAAGCCGATGGTTTCAACGTCACCAACTCCTACGCCGCAACCAGCCTGAAGGCCAAGCTGCGCGGCATGCGCGACAGCACGGGTGCGCCGGTCTACGCGACCGACTTCGTGAACGGCGTACCGGCCGACTCGGTGTACGGGGTTCCGGTCGGCTTCATGCTGCCGGGGACCTGGAACGCCACCAAGAGCGCGGCAATCATGGGCGACCCGCGCTTCGCCATCCTCGGCATCCGGCAGCGGTTGACCGCCACCCGGCTCACCGAGGCGACGGTCGGCACCGGTACCGCGGCTCCGCTGAACCTGGCGGAGCGGGACATGGTGGCGCTGCGGGTGAAGATCCGGCTGGCGTTCGGCATCGTCGCGCCGAAGCAACCGGGAATCGCCGCTCCGTTCCCGTTCGCGACGCTCAGCCCAACCAACCTGAAGTGACCGGGAGGTCTTGATGACCATCCCCGGCTACAACCCACACGACCAACCGCACGTGCCCGCGACCTACATCGACAACGCCACCGGAACCCGGCGCATGTTGGTGGTCGACGGCGCGTTTATAGAGGCAGCTCCGACGCTGACCTCACTGGTGCCCGCCACGGCCGTGGTCGGCGGCCCGGACCTGACCATGCGCTGCATCGGTACCGGATTCAAGCGCGGCTCGGTGATCGTCTTCGGCGGAGGCGTGGAGAACACCGTCTACGTCTCCGACACCGAGGTCACCACCATCGTCAAGCCGTCCACGGCCAGCGGCGCGAGTGTCGTGCAGGTTCTAGTCCGCAACCCGGACGGACAAGCGACGCCCACCCGCCCGTTCACCTTCACCGCCACCTGACCGAGAGGGGTGAGCTATGACCGCGCCCGCACCAGAGCCGGAGGCCACAGAGCTGGACGAAACCAGCCCGTGGTGGGCCGCGCACCTGCCCGCGGAGTACATCGACAACGCCACCGGAAAGCGATACCGGGTCACCGGCGTCACCACCGAAGAGATCGCCGTCGAGGAACCAGCGCCGGAGTCCACCGCGCCGACCGCATGAGGTGAGCCATGACGCAGCCCGCTTCGTGCTTCACCGTCACGCTCGCGCAGTACGAGCTGCGTACCGGCATCGACGTTCCCGACAGTCAGGAACCCACGGTGCAGGTCTGGCTCGACGACGCGGCCGACCTGATCTGCCTCTACCTCGGAGACTGTGCGGACGAGGTGGCGGCGGCGTATCCGGACGTGCTGGTTTCCATGGCCTGCGCACACGTCTACGCCGCTTCGTCCGCGCCGGCCCCCGGGGTGCGCAGCGAATCGGTTGGCTCCACCAACGTCACGTACGACGTGGACGCCGTGGCCGCGACCAGCTCGTTCGGGCTGAGCGACGGCGAACAACGGGTGCTCGACCAGCTCATCGCGGCGTGCTGCCCGGATCAGCCCACCGCAACGGCCGGCGTCGGACAGCTCGGCGCCACCTGGGGCGGCCCGGCCGACCCCACCTGGGCGGCCGATGTCGATGTCTGGGTGGTGGCCCGATGACCCCGACCTGGCTTCTGGCCAACCTCAACCGGCCGTGCACGATCCGGCGCCGAGTCAAGTCCGGCACCGACGAATACGGCAACGACACATATTCCACAGTGGACACGGAGACGACGTGTTTCTTACAGCCAGTGTCCGAAACCGAGATCCAGCTCGGGCGGGCAGGTGTCGGCGCGCTTCTGCTGCACCTGCCCGCCGAGGCCGAGAGCCTGGTCGACGCATACGTGCAGTTCGTCGTCGGCGGCGTCACATACGAGGCTGACGGGCCACCCGCGGTCCACCGGGCGCTGCACGCCAGTAGGACCCACCACGTAGAGGTCGCCCTGATTCGGAGCCAGGCATGAACAACGACGTGGACGAGGTGGCCTGCCTGGCGCTGGACCGGGAGCGATTCCTGCACGACCACATCTACGAGGTGGCCAAGCTCGCGGCCCTGACCGCCAAACGGTTCTCCACCGACCGCACCGGCCACTACGACGCGGCCGTGTTCGCCGACCGCGACCAGGGCGCTGTGGCGATGAGCACATTCGGATCGACCGACTTCAAGGCGTGGTGGATGGAGTTCGGCGCCATCCGACCCGGCAGCGTCTTCCCCCCACGGGCGCCGCTGCGCAAGGCGTGTCGCGCCCTCGGGCTGCGCCTGGAGGAACGCCACCACTGACGAGGAGGCCACCATGCCGGCACCCGTGGACGTGGAGGCCATCGTCGCATCGTTCCTGCGCGCCCAGCCCGAGGTCACCGCGATCGTGGAACAGCGGGTCTACACCGACCTGCCCAACGCCAGCGACCGCACCTACCCGCTGGTGTTGCTCACCCGGACCAGCTCGGCGTTCACCGCACACGGCTGGATCGAAACCGTCGCCCTGCGCATCGACGCATGGGGCACTAACCACGGTCAGGCTCGCACGTTGGCCAGCGCGGTCGTCGACACCATGTTGTCCCGGCTGGCCAGGCGCTACCCCGAGGGCGCGGTGACGCTGGCCCGCGCCGGCTCCCTGGCCTACGAGCCGGACGACGACTCGGCCGACCAGGCGGGCCACGCGCGGCCCCGCTACGTGGCCCTGGTCAACGTCACCGCCCACCCCTGAGAACCCGCCAGCGCGGCGCTGCGGGGCCTCTTCCGTGCCTTCTGAGAGGTCGCCATGACCACACCCATCACGACTGACAACCGCGTCCTGGTCGGCGTCTACGGCGACGCCTACTCCGCGCCAGCCGGCACCGCGCCACCGACCTCAATCGACAACCCCGCCGCGCCGTGGACCAAGCTCGGGCTGATCTCCGAGGACGGCGCCACCTGGATGCCGATGGAGGAGGAGACCGAGGACATCCACAGTTGGCAGCACCTGTACCCCGAGCGCATCCTGTCCGTCTCGGTGACCGGCACTCTCGCCTTCGCCTTGATGGAGTGGGATCGGGTGAGCATCCCGTTCGCGCTCGGCGGCGGCACGTTCACCGAGGACGCGGCCAACGACCTGACCACCTACCACCCGCCCGGCCCCGGCGAGAGTCAGGAACGTGCCTTGTTCCTCAAGGTGCTCGACGACCCGATCAAGATGGGCATCTACTACGGTCGCGGTCGCATCCTGGAGCGCGAGGAGACCACGTTCAAGAAGGACGAGGCGGCTCTGCTCGGGGTGACGTTCGCTCTGCTCGGCGAGTCCGGGCAGGATCCGTTCCAGCTCATCTTCGGCTCGGAGAACTTCCCGACGGGGATCGTGGCCACCGGCGCCACCGCGGGTACCCCCGGCACCTTCACGCCGGCTGGCGCTACACCGCCGGAGAACCTGGCCGCGATGTCCGGCATCGTCGCCGCGCCGGCCACCGCCTGGACCACCGGCCAGCACGTGATCCTCGGCGACGCCAGCCACGCCCACTGGTCCAGCAGCGCGTGGGTTGCGGGTGATGCGTGATGACGCGCATCGACCTCAACGCCAAGCGGGCCGCCCGTGCGGCCACCCGGGGTGAAGGGCTCGTCGTGGTCCTCGGTGAGGAGAGCTTCACGCTGGCGCCCGAGCTGCCTGTCGCGGTGATGGAGCTGGTGGAGATCAACGAGTTCGCCGCCGCCATCAAGCTCATCGTCGGCGAGGCGGACTGGCCCCGGTTCCTGGCCCAGTCCCCGACGATGCACGACGTGATGGACATCGTGGAGGCGTACGGCGTCGAGCTGGGGGAATCCTCGGCCTCGGCCGGCTCCTCGACGAGCACTGGGGCGCCATCGAGGCCGACTTCGCGCGCAGCTATCGACGAGATCTTGCCGATTCGTGTTGGGGACCAAGCGCGCTAGACGTGACGCGACTGGTTCACCTGGTGCGGTACCTGCCGGACGATGGCGCACTGGCCCGTGAGTTGAGCGGTGGATGGTCGGTCGCCGACGAGCTGGCCGCGCTCAGCGCCGAAATCGCCTTCGAGCACTACCGCGCCTACCTGTCCGCGCACGGTGTGCGCAAGTCCCGGCTGCCGGCACCACTGCGCATTCCTCGTCCACATCGGACGGTCGCGCCACCCCGGCCCCGGCGAGCCGAATCCGTCGCGGAAGTTCTCGCCGTGCTGCGCGCCGGCCACAAGGGGGTGAGCCGACATGGCCAAGGTGGGCACGGCGTACGTCGAGATCAAGCCTGACCTCACCGGATTTGCCCGCGAGTTGAAGACCCGGCTGACCGCTATGCGGCAGCCCCAGGTCAAGGTCAGGCCGGACCTGGACACCTTCGGCACCCAGGTTCGGGCCGGAATCCGCCGCACCGGCCCGGAGCTGGACCGCACCGGACGCTGGATGGCCGACCGCATCGGCAAGGCGTTCAGCGCAGGCTGGACGGTCAGCGGCACCAAGCGGTTCTTCCGCGCGCTGAGCCAGATGAGCGACGGCATCGTGGGTGTACTCACCACGCCGATCGGCATCGCCGCCGCCGCGCTGGCCGCCGTCTTCGCCGCCGCATTCATCGGCGCGCTCACCGCGGCCCTGACCGGCGTGGCGTTCATCGGCTTCGGCGTGTTCATCGCGGCCCAGGAACAGGTGGTCAAGAACGCCGCGAAGAAGTTGGCCACCACCGCGACCAAGGCGTTCAAGGAGGCCGCGAAGCCCTTCATCAAGCCGGTCGTCAAGGCCCTGGGCGTCATCGAGGAGGCCACCGTCCGGTGGGCCAAGACACTGCGCCCGGTCTTCGGCGAGATGGCCAAGCTCGTCGTGCCGTTGACCGAGGCGCTGGTGTCGCTGACCAACCAGATCCTCTCCGGCATGGTCGGT